AGAACACGAATGGGACGCAGCTGGTGAGTGGATGTGGGAAAATAGGAAAGCTTATAACGGGTTATCTGTTTTACCGTACAACGGGGGTTCGTATATACAAGCACCGTTTGAAGATATAACAGAAGAAGAGTACGACCAAATGATGGAATCACTCAAAGACGTTGATTTAAGTAAAGTTATTGAATTAGACGATAATACAAACTTAACCGGTGAATTAGCTTGTGCTGGGGGTAGTTGTGAGATTGATGTTGATGTTAAAACAATGAAAAAAGAAGTTGAGGTAGAATAAAGTTAAAAGTTTAAATAAAATTATAATAAATGGTGATTCTTTTGGGTCACCATTTACTTTCTAATAAAAAATCAAAAATGAAAAGAAATGACGATTGGATTACTGAGTTACATTATAAAGAATTTATAAGGCCCAAACTACACCCAACAGACTTTTATTGGGAAGAAGGAAAAATGGTTTTGACTGAAGAATACCACAAAAAAAGAGGACACTGTTGTGGTAATAATTGTAGACACTGTCCATACCAACCCAACAATCAATTAAACAATAAAGTGATACTACAATAAAGTAATGTTTGAAGTATTTATTATAAAAAAGAAATGCCAACACAAAGATACGGTATAACATTCCCATTTGTTGATAGTCCACAAGGATTTTTTCTAGGATTAAATACAGATACTGATAGTGAAGTGAGGTCAAATCTCATCCACCTTATAGTTACACCTAAAGGTTCTAGGTATTTTTTACCTGATTTTGGTACTAATTTAAATAAGTACATTTTTGAGTTAATGGATACGACAACTAAAATATCAATTGAAAGGGAAATAAGAGAGGCTGTAAATAAATACATACCTAGCTTAACCATAAACAATGTAGAAGTTAAAACATTGGAAGATTTAAAAGCAGAAGAAAAACTTAACGAACAAAATACAGATTTGTCTATGGATGATGGTAATATGAGTTTTGTTGGTGAAGCACAAAGAAATTACTCTATGAGGGTAAGAATTGATTACACAGCAGGAGATGGTGTGTTTGAAACTAAAGATTTTGTTATAATAGATTTATAGAATGTCAGAGAAAAAAATAGCATATACAGAAAGAGATTTTTTAGGTATTAGAAATGAATTATTAAGATTAACTAGTACCTACTATCCAGATTTAATTAAGAACGCAAATGACGCTTCTATATACTCAGTATTTTTGGACCTTAACGCTGCAGTAGCGGATAACTTAAATTTTCAGATTGATAGAACCTTTCAGGAAACAGTATTACAGTACGCCCAAGAGAGAAGTTCTCTTTATAATATAGCAAAAACCTATGGTTTAAAAATACCAGGAAACAGACCATCAGTTACGGTTTGTGATTTATCTATAATAGTACCAGTTCTAGGTGATAAAGAAGATTTTAAATACTTAGGTAAAATAAGAGCTGGTTCACAATTTAGAGGTGCTGGACAAGTATTTGAGTTAGTGGAAGACTGTGATTTTTCATCTCAATATAATGCAGAAGGTGTACCAAACCAAACTAAAATACCTAACAAAGATTCTAACGGAATAACTCAGAACTACACAATCGTTAAAAGAGAAGTAATGGTTAATGGGATAACTAAAGTATTTAAAAAAGAAATTACGGACGCTGATAGTAAACCATTCTTTAAAACATTCTTACCAGAAAAAAATGTTATAGGAGTAACCTCAGTAATCCAAAAACCAGGACTAGGATATCAAACCATACCATCAAATAGTGAATTCCTATCACCAACAGTTAATAAATGGTACCATGTAGAAGCGTTGGCTCAAAACGAAGTATTTGTAATTGACCCCTCAATGCCACCAGATGAACCAGGTATTAAAGTGGGTAAATATATAACAGTACCTCAGAGATTTATAACTGAATTTACGCCAGAAGGGTTTTTTCATTTAACATTTGGAAGTGGTAATCAAACATCACAAGACTTACTAGATAATTTTTCTTCTAAAGGAGTTAAATTAAACATGTCAAAATTTTTAAACAATATAGCTTTAGGTAATACGGTCAACGCAAACTCAACATTATTTATACAATATAGAGTGGGTGGTGGTAAAGCGGCAAACATTGGTGCAGGAGCTATAAATAGTGTTGGTATTATAGACTTTGTTGTCGGTGGACCGAGTCAACAAATAAACCAAACAGTAATTAATAGTTTAAGTGTTACAAATACTACAGCAGCTATTGGTGGTGCCAATCAAATGTCACAAGAAGAGATAAGAAATTATATATCTTATAATTTTGCGGCACAAAATAGAGGGGTTAGTATTAATGATTATGTTTCTAAATTAAGAACAATGCCAGCTACATTTGGTGCACCAGCAAAGGTAGGTGTTACAGAAATAGAAAATAAAGTGAACGTAAATGTACTTTCTTATACACCAGATGGTAAATTAACTTCTTTAGTTAGTGACACACTTAAAAATAATATAGCTAATTACTTATCTAATTATAGAATGTTAAATGATTATGTTGTTGTAGGAGCAGCAAGAGTAATAGACATAGCATTTTCAATTGACTTAATACTAGAAAAAAATGCAAACGAAGGGGAAATAGTGACTAATGTCATAACCAAGGTAAGTGAGTATTTTTCTGTGGATAAAATGGAGTTAGGTGAAGACTTAGCTTTAGGTAGTCTAAGAGCGTTTATAATGACACAACCAGGAGTACTTAATTTAACCGATATACTTGTTTTTAACAAAGTTGGGGGTAACTACTCACAAGCGGTAACAACACAACCTTATATTAACGCTACCACTAAACAAATAGGGTTATTGGATGATACCATATATGCCCAACCAAACGAAATATTACAAATCCGTTTTCCAAACCAAGACATAGCAGTCAGATACAAAAAACCAAGTAAACCAGTACTTTAATAATCTTTACTATAACCGCATGTTGTTTACTTTTAGTTTTGGTGGTCGAACTATTTATCTTATAAGCACACCATAAATGCAAAAAATTATTTTATGGCGTTATAATAGTATAAATTATGGGGAAATCATTTAGAGTAAGGACCGATGTTAGACGTGGTGGGACAAAAGACAAAAATATAACTTTTGAACTAGAACAAAATTTCGATTTGTTAGAAATTTTAAGTCTATCATTAACACAACAAGATGTGTACACACGTATGTGTGCTGATTTCGGGGTTGTTATAGGTAGAGTAATAACCAATGGAGGATTTGGTATTCCTAATGCAAAAGTTTCTATATTTGTTCCCTTAAGTGATGAAGACGAACAAAACCAAGTAATAAAACAACTATACCCTTTTAAAGAACCGTTTGACACAACTGAAGACGGTAAAAGGTATAATCTACTTAGCAGTGAACCAAACTTCGATTGCCACACTACCGTAGGTAGTTTCCCAACACTAAATGACGTTTTAAATAAACAAGACGTTAAATATGTATATGACAAATACTACAAGTATACAGTAAAAACTAACGAATCAGGTGATTTTATGATATATGGAGTACCAGTAGGTGACCATACTATCATAATGGATGTTGATGTTAGTGATATAGGTTGTTTTTCCCTACTACCTGAAGATTTTAAAATAAAAGGGTTTGCTGATTCAGATTTTGATGGTGCACAATTTAAAGACGACCAAGTAATAGATAGTTTACCACAAGTACTAAATCAACAAAAATCAATAGATGTTAGGCCTTTTTGGGGTGACGAAGAATTTTGTCGAGCGGCAATTACTAGAGTAGATTTTGATTTATCTGTTACGGGATTCAAACTAGAACCCAACGCTGTCTTTATGGGGAGTACAGCAAGTGATACAGATAAAGATTCCGTTAATAGAAACTGTAGACCTAAAGCAGCTATGGGAGAATTATGTAGTCTAATATCTAAACCAGGAATTATAGATTGTGTTAGATATACACCATTTTTTAAAAATGACCCAAACGCTTATCCCGCATATACTGCTGGTGGTTGGGGTGCACCACTAGGTGGTGAAGTACCAATACTGGAAAGGTTTTACCTACCAAACGGTGGTAGAGTAATAGATGATACGGGTTCATTTTTAGTTCATATGCCTATGAATATGGACTACATGGTAACTAATGAATTTGGTGAAATGGTATTATCTGACGACCCAACTATTGGAGTCCCAACTAGAACTAGAGTTAGGTTTAGAGTTAGACCAGAACAGGCAACAGGAGGAGCAAGACAAAGAAGGATAGGTAGTTACCTAGTACCAACTATTAGGGAATTTTACGACCCTTGGTCTGGTAACGACGACGGAGATTGGCCAGGAATAGACCCATCCACATACACTTTTTCTGTTGAGTATAGTGATTATAATCCTTGGGCACAAAGAAATTTAATTCCAGCAGCAAAAGATGTGTTTTATGATATGACCTTTAATAGGGTATATACATTTTCACAATTTCATGACCACATTAAACATGGTGGTAGAAGACAATTTGTTGGTATTAAAAATATATTACCAGAAGCGGACCAACAATGTGCTACAACAGCAATGTTTTTTCCAATAAATAGTGCGGTTAGAGCTCCTAGTTTAATGGTATTTTTATGGATGTTCCTAATAGATTTTTTAGGTATGATTTATATGTTCCTAAACATACTAGTATCAACGCTAGCCGTATTTTTAAGTTTAATACTTGGAGTTATATTACTTATAATGTGGATGTTATGTTGGCTCTGGTGTGCAATATATTGTATCCGTATCACAATATGGGGTATTGTTTTATTGGACATGCAAGCACTGATTGGTCCTAACGGTGCACCACCGGAAGAGTGTGGGCAAATTTGTATTAGTGGTGCTGGTTGTTTTGGTTGTGCTACTGACTGTAGGTATTTTGGAGTTAGAATGGGGTTTGTTTTATTTACATTAAGACAGACTAAATACCCAGAATGTGAAAAATGTATGTGTAGAACAATGGGTGATATGAATGAAGCAGACTCCCTAATATATTTAGCTTCACAATGGCCTTGTCCAGGTGGGACACCTTGGGGTCTATCTGGTGGTACAACAGGTTGGACAGCTGGGAATTGTGTCCCACAATGTCCTCCAGGTAATGGAGCGACAGGTGATGATTTTGGTGGTAAGTGGCAACATGATTGTTGTGCACAATCAGATGAAACAAGGGTTTGTTGTCCTGACTACTATGGGTTTAGGTCTGATGACGTTAATGACCCACAAACAAGTGGGACTACAAATGATGGAGTTGCAGGTGGTGGGTGTTATGTAAAATTAATATGTTTTAGTCCAGCTTGTATGAAACCAAACTACAACATGAAAGTTCTAATAGAATGGACTAGAAGAGAAAAAATAGCACAGGCTTTATGTAACGGAGTTATGAACTACTTCTGGGAAAATAGTTGGGTAAACGGATTCCTATACCAATTCCAGTTTAGAGCGAAATTGGTGTATGATGAAGTAAATGATACATATGCAGGGTCCGGTACTAGATACTGCAAAAAATTGGTATTCTTACACCCATCAGAACACGCATTTTATTATAGAGCTACACCATTTAAAGTTACGGGTATTGGGGTTAATCAGGGTAATTTTATTGGTGATACAGATGGTGTCTACAATCCTTGGTGGGCTTTTGCTGGGAGTAGTGGTAGTAACCATGCGGAAGGTGACCAAGACAGACACATACTATTCCCAACTACAATAATAGATATGGGGTCAAGAAATCAATGTATACAACAAATATGCTTAGACCCTAAATACTCAAATGAATGTTCTGTCACTGACCAAATAGGTAGTACAACATTCCAAGATATCACAGAACTTGTTTCTGATATATACAATCTTAAAATGCAACAAGGTGGTGCTTCAATGTCTACCTTCTTCCCTCGTCCAGAGTATGAAATTGGTGGTGACGTTTCACAAGCACTAATGCAAAACTGTATGTTGGGTGTTGAAGGATATGAAGCAAATGTTGGGTCAACAGCTTGTGAATGTAATTATCCAGTTAACGGTTTTGGTGGAATATCTACAGGACCAGTTAATCAACCACCAAATAGTGGTTTAACATACCCTTCACCTAATTTTATTGGTGGTACATATGTACAACACGCTCTTAATGTGAATAATATAAATGACCCAAACCCATTTACACATATTATTTTATGGGAACCTCAACTATTCACCGGTTCCACACAAGTTATTATGGACGGACAAAATTTAATAGATTGTGTTACAATGGAATTATCCGCATCTAGTCAGAATGTACCATTTTACCCATGGCATTTAGACGCTGCAGGTGGAGCCACACTTGGTGGACAACCAATTGGGGGTTACGGCACAGTTTGGAATGATTGGTTAGGTACATTAGGTGAATACAGATACGCTTTCGGCATACCGGGTCCAGCAATGTCTATACTGCCAGCAATTAGTTTTAATACCGCTGAAGGGGCAAACCTACACCCAATTAATAATCTAGGAACTTCCGGACAAACAGCCTACATAAATGATGGTAACTACCAACACTATATGGGTAACCCACCATTTTCATTCTTAGGGAATAATTATCCAGTTATGGATGGTACTTTACCAGCTAGTGACTCTTATGTGTTTTCACAACCATTATTTTATTATTTTGGATTAAGACCAGGGGCAACATCATTTAACACTTTTGTTAGAAAATATATAGATGAAGAATTAGCAGATACCGTAATATAATGAGCAACGAAAAAAATATAAGGGTAATAAGAGGTGAGTCTAAATTTGCTGGGTCACCTAATGGTGTTGTACAACTAAAACCTTATTTAGATAGTACTGATAGACAATTAAATGAAGGTGATAGAAATTTAGTATTAAACCTTAAAGACCAGTTTGACTTTGAGAGGTCATACTCTACAATCTACAGACTATATGGTAAAATAGATGTTTTGTATAACAACATTATAAGTGGGACAACACAAGACACCGATTTTATGGGTTCCATGTATTTTATACCTGACTATATTGGTTGTCCACAAACCCTAGGAGTACCACCTTCATACTGTTCAGGGTTACCTCCAGCAGAAACTTTTACATTTATACCACCTAAAAGATATGGTATAGGTACAAGTCATGCAGGATGGGAACCACTTTTAGCATACCAAGATAATTGGGTACAATACATATCTTACATTCATGACGCTGACACACAACAAAATATGGAGTACTATACGGACTATACAACTTCCTCTGGTATGCAATTT